GACCACATGATGCCTACAAGTATATCCTCTGGACTATTTGTTTCTAATAGTTTTTCTACTCCATATATTGCTTGTCTTGCGATAAGAGAATTGCCCATAGAACTATAGGCGTAATTATGTAATTCTAAATCAAGTTCTTTGGCTAAGTGTTTAGCCCAACTCGTTACTATATTACTTCTAGTCTCGGTGAAAGAACACCCAGACGTTACTAAATGTTTCATTCTGTATTTTGGGATTCTATGTATAGTGTCTGTAAGATAGTTTTTAATTTATCTTTATCTACATCTGTTTCAATATTATCTACATAATCATTTAAAAGACTCATTGTATCTTCTAAATTAATTGCCTCTTCTCCTACGGCATCATCCTCAAATTCTGAAAAGTCTTCTAATATTTTTAATTCATAAGGATTGACACTATAAAGTTTATCAACAAAATTATCAAACTTATTAAAGTCTGTTTTCTTAACGACAATTAATTTTATTGCTCTACCTTCTAATTGTTTATAGTCTATGTTTTCTAACAATTCATTAAACTGAACACTCTCATCATCATAATAAAACTTTCTAAACAATGTATTAGGATTTTCTATAAACTCCAACTCATTTGTTACAGTATCATATATGTTAAATCCTCTTGGGTCATCAAAATCTGACCAAGTCATTTCATAAGGGTTGCCTAAGTATGCTACATTTCCTATTTTATGTCTATGGTGAAAATGTCCAGAGCAAACTAAATCAAATTTATTAAAAGCCTGAGCATCCATACCATGTTCGTTTGCGAATCCCTTATACATTATAAACCCTGCAAATTCAAAGTGTCCGAAACAAACTTCTGCATCTGTGTCCTTAACAGCTTCCATTGAACGTTGATAGTTTTCACCACATATCCAAGGCATAAACAAAACCTTACGTCTATCTAACATAAGTTCTGTGACCTCAGGATAAATTGTAATGTTATTATATTCTTGTAGTAATAGTTCTGGTGAGTTTACATCATTTGTATTTTTAAAATAAGTATCGTGGTTGCCAGGAATCATATGAATATCTAAATCCATATCCCTAGCTTTATCAAAGAAATATTCCTTACAGGATTTTAATGTATTGTAGTTAATATATTTACGTCTATCAAATACATCTCCTAAGTGAACAATAGTTTTTATACCTCGCTTTTCAATCTCAGGAAAAAACGTATCTGTATAAAACTTAGAAAAATAGGAATCAAATGCCAAGCTATCTGACCTGGCACCGAAATGTGTATCTGTTACTAGGGCAACTTTCATGCTTACCCTTCAAAGATTGCTGAGTTAGCTCCGTGTTCTTTTACTTCACAAGAAACTGCCCAACATCTATTGTTAGTAAGTTCTTTTACTAACTTATCTGCAAACCAAAATGCGTGCTCGGCAAACTTTTCACATCCTACTCCATTCATAACAACAACTCTTGCTAGACCTTTTTCTTCTAAAGCCAAAAATGTTTTCATTTCTGGGTCATCTTTAGCAACAGCTATTGAGTGGTCAAAGTTATGTTCTAACCATTCTTTTAGTTGTTTTAGACCACCAAAGTCTACTACCCAATTCTTTTCATCTAAAGTAGTAGATGCAAATTTAAAACTAAATGCTAATGAATAGCCATGAATTAAAGAACAATGAGAATGGGATGCAAGTGGTTGTCTAAAAGCACATGATAGTCCTCTTTCGTGTCCGTAAGTTTTTGTAGAATAATACATAATTAACCTCTAAGTTTATCTAATAATTTATAAGCGGAAAAATATTCTTTTTCCAGGAATTTTTTGTTAGCAATAATTTTACTTTGTATTTCAGGTGCCGTAAAGTTATTCATCAACGTTTTAATTTTGTTTATAAGCATATCCTGATGCATCACATAGTCCTTATAACCTGTTGTAAATTGTGTAGGATATTTAAACATATCATCATACATTTCTTTATAGGATAATCTATTAGGAACTAACGGAACACCACCGGCAGCTAAAATTTCATAACAACTTATGCCTAATGTTTCTTGTGTATTCGCACTAAACACCATCTTTGCTCTTTTTAATAGTTCGTGATACTCGGGCTTAGTTAAATTTAAGTCCTGACAAAATATAAATTCATATTCAGGAAGTTGTTGTGCTAAACTTTTAAAAATGTCTGGTTGTTTTTCAGGTGCCATTCTATGAGGAAATAAAATTATATCTTCTTTTACATAATTGTTTGCCAACTTCTCAGTTAAGTATTCAAAGGGCCAACCTGTTCTAAGTATTTTATCGCCTCGTAAATTTTCTACTAACATAGGATGAGGTAAAGTATCAAACCCATCATCATTATCTAATAAATTGTTTACAAACATTTCTATATGAAAATCACTAGCAAACCAGTTAGTATCAAAACATTCAAAGAAACTTTGTTCGGCATGTCTAACCCAGGGTGCATCACCTATAAGTCTACCTAAAAAGTCTGCAGGGTCATAGCTACCAGCATGCCACAGTCCATGAAGTTCTATCTTAACTCCTAATAGTTCTGCCATATATTTAATATTAATAACACCTGGATGCCATGCATCTGCAAAGACAAATTTATCTCCGTCTTTAATTTTGTTTTCTGTAAATAGTTCTGCAATTTTTCTTACTTGTTCGGACTTGTAAACATTAGTTCCAGAGAAGTTTAGGAAAGCACCGGGTGTTGTGCAGGCAGCTATATTCTCAGGGCCTTCAATTACTGTAACGTCTAATCCGTTTACTCTAAGATACTCAGGAAAATATGTTTTCCACTCAGCAGTATACCGAGTTTCAACGTATTCTAAATCAACCAAATAAATCATTAACTACGATTCCTCCGTTCTCATTATCCTCATACACTTCTACTTTAGCACCTCGATTAGGATAATTTTTTTCTATGTAATCTAATAATTCATTGCCTATCATTTCACAAGACTTATAATCTAATTGTAGTGTATCGTTAGTATATAAACTTTCCAACTCTCTTTTAAATAGAATAAACTCTACATCTCTATCTAAATGTCCTACTTGTAATGTTACGTAAAAATGAAATATATGCCTATGCGGATATTGTAAAAACTCTACGCCTTCCAAATCTTTTGCACCTGGATATTTATGTATGCCTTCTTTCTGAAAACTAATTTTTATATAATTTTTTCTACTCATTCAAATAATCCCTCTAATGATTCAGACTTTTTAACTGCTGGGTTAAAAGCCGTTCCTTTTTTATTAACATATGTGTTCTCAACTTCGTGATATAATTCTATGTCATCTAATTTTTTATACACGGTTCCCACATCATCTATTGCTACGTCTTTTCTTTTTAGAATGTCGTAGTAATAATCCATAACTAAAATACTTTCATCTTCTAAACTTTTACTTAAAGAATTTTCTTTATTGCTTATTCCTGTTTTAGGAAGTTCAGATAACTCTTTCCAAATTCTTTTTGTTTCTAAGTCTATAAAATTAAGTTTTTCTAATCTCTTATTATAACACAAATCTTCCTTAAAATAATCTTCATTTAACCGTTTTGTTATTTCTTTTTTATTTAAAGGTATAACTAAACCTTCAAAATTTTTGTGCCAATTGTATTCTTCTAAACAATAAGTAGGACAGCAATGTAAACTTTCAAAAGCACTAAAGCCAAAAGATTCTAACTTAGCAGGATGATATGCTAACTTAGCACTTTGTATAAATTCAATTTTTTCTTTACCTATAATAGACGCTCTTATGTCGTAATCTGTGTGTCCAGCATCTTTAAAATATTTTTCAAATTTTTCTTTACCCTTAGCATTTGTTAAAACTTTTGCAGGTAATCCTAATTCAATAATAGCATCACAAAATGCTTGAGGATTTTTACGAGGCTCCCATCTACCTGTAAATAATATACCAGACTTTTCAGTTTTCTTTTCTTCTAATAAAGATAGTTCGGGAACTCTCATAGGCAAAGACAAACTTTTTAATCCAAAATTATTTTTTATTTCTTTTACATTAGTTTCGGTTTGTGTTCCTATAGTAAGACTAGGTAGTCGTAATAAGTTCTGCATATAGTTAATACAAGTTTCGGAAAATACTTTATTAGCTCCGTGTTCTAAAAATATAAAGTTTTCAGAATGTGTATAAAATATAACAGGAATGTATTTTGATAATCCTAAATTATAAACCGGGGTAACTCCATCGGGACTATTAATAATAACAAAGTCGTATATATTACTTTCTAGAGCATCAAAAAAATTATCACGGATATTAACCATGCGTTCTAAATTCATTGTATCCTCAAAAACAAAACGTTTATTATGCCCTGCATAGGAACTTCTATCTACATTATAAAATGCTACGTTGTTTTTGTTATCTAAGTAATCGGTTAATGAAGACTTGGTTGCAGGCTTATCCATAATAATATTTACTGCCCAATTAAGTTCTTCTGCCATATCAACAAAAGATTTACAGAACTGCCCTATGCCACCATGGGGTATGCAGTGCTGAGAGGTAATAACAAAAGCTACCTTTTTATCAAACATTAATCAAATAGTCCTTCTAATGTTGGTGGGGCATCTGCTCTAACAGACATACTTTTCATACTGCCTCCTAAATATTGATTGCCCGCCCAATACCTAAAATCATCTAGCGATTTTACATTATATAAATTTCTAAATTGGTGTTCTAATCTTTTAGTTTTAGCAAAATGTAACAACGCCTCTTGGTCATTTTTTAATCTTTCTACATGGTCCATAAAGTTTCTTACACTTGATAAAACAAATATCATTCTAACTCTCAACCAACTATGAAAATCACCACCACTGTCTTTCCATGCTGTGCTACCCATGTTTAGTATTTTAAAGAAGTCCTCCAATGTAACTCCTACATCAGCAGTTTTAGATATATCATCATAGAACTGTGGATAATAATCTGAATATTCTCTAGAATATTTTACAGTTCCATCACCCATATAATATAAGCCTGTCTCGGCAGCACGAGAATGTGTTGTAGAGTCATATGAAATTTCTATATCATCATACAATCCATTCTGACAAAATATTAAATAAGGAATAAGTCTTCTTACAGAACCTACTCCTAATATATGTAAATGTAATTTGCCGTTTTCGTTTCTCAATGGAACCTGTGATGCTATAAAGGCTCTCTGCACATCTTCATAAGGACCTGTTCCAAGTGCAGCTGCCCCCATTGCTATACCACCTATCCATTTGTGGTCTTCTTTAGGAACTGTATTTAATATATGAGTAATCCATTGTATATAAGTATCATAATCATTGCCTTGTAATATAGCAAAGGATTTACAGTTACTATTAAGCTGTTTAAATACTTCTATTTGTTCCTTAATGTTTTCTCCTGTTTTAATAGCTTGGGCATCAAAGTTTTCGGCATCAAACCATCTACCTTTAACATCATTTCTATCTGACTTTTCACCTACAAGTTTAACAGGTATTTCATCAAAACACATACCAACGTCTGCCCACTTAGCTTGGTTAGTATATATTTTGTTTTTAAGTTCGGGTGTTATTGTTTTACCCTGTGTTACAATTTGCAACCCACCAGAGTCTGCATGGAAAGATTTTAGATGCCCTTTATATATTTGAAACCTTTCACCAAAGCTAGATTCCTGATAAGCATTATACAATGCTGAGAATGTATGAGACTTCTGATTGTGAACAAAAGTCGCAAACAATTCATTAATCATTTCAATATTTTTTGGGTCGCCAACTGTTTGGGGATTTGATAGCCTCATATAGCTAGTTCCCGAAACAACGTATTCTAAAACGTGATGTGTCATAACATAAATTGTGGTGTTTGCCTATTAGTCCACTTCGCAAAGTCAACTTTATATTTCTTATAATATGCCTGATATGCTTCTACAGAACTTTCTGTTTTAACATCATCGGGCATTGCCTGTGGTGGTTGAGTGAAACCATTGTCCACCATATTTCTAGGTGGATTACATATTATACTATCTAATTTGATTTCTGTCAAGTGCTTTTTGCCATAGCGGTGTGTATACTCTTTACACAATGCTTTGAAGAGGGCGTAAACGAACATATAATGTTGAGTGGATTGCCTAGTCCATATACCACTAGGGTGGTTAATGTGGGATGCTTTGTATATGACAGCTTCTTCGTTATCACTATTTAGACGCCAACGTTTAATGTTTCTACCGTTGGCTGTTTTATCTAAATATTGAGTGCCATCTAAAACTCTGTGAGCAGTAGACATAAGCTGTGCATATTCTATTACCATTTTTACAACGTGCTTATCACAATGTAATTTGGCAGCTTCCTTAGGGTCCGTGTTCAAATAAAATATGTTCATTTAATTACACCTTTATCCTTAAGGTATTCTATTGAAATCCAACCGAACACCCAGTTAATCATTTGTTAAGCCTTCTAAGACCGCCCATCATTGTAGTAAAATATAATACTAAGATTATACCTAATACAATAAATGCTTGTTCTTTTGTTAGTGTAAGAGTTTTGAAAATAAAAGCTATCAAGCCACCTACTGCACTTGCAAGTAATACAGGTATAATGCCTGCTTTGAAGTCTAAAAACAATTCATAAATTTTATTTTTCATAATAAATTTCCTATAATATATGTTGGCGTCATTGCTAACATATTTTTATACTATTGTCTTTTATATGATTTGTCAAGCATTATTTTCTAAATACTTTAATTAAATTATTTGCTTGGTTCATAGCATCATCTAAGGCATTGTGAGCAACACCCGTTTTATCTAGTTCCCATGATTTAATATTTAAAACATTTAGAATAGTTCTGTAGCACATCACGTGCCAAGGTAACCAGGGTATTTCTATATCAACATTCCAATAAGCAGATTCTAAAATTGCTATATCAAATGCTGCCCCGTTACCCCATACTGGTATTTTTCTATCCTCTCCATACCATTCTTTAAATTGTTCTAGGGCCTCGCGGACAGGTAATGGATTGACCGTGAGGGCTTTTTGTGCCTCTTTACTTTGTTGGCTCCACCATTCGACTGATGATTTGGAAACGTGTAGTCCTACATCTTTGCAGGACTGAGCATCAACATTCACGTAGAAAGTATCCAACACACCTTCTTCAATGTTAAAAGCGACCGCGCCTATAGAGAGGATTGTGGCGTAGGGTCTGACGCTTAATGTTTCCAGGTCAATCATTACCTGTCTTTGAGTATTTGAAATCATTATCTTGGAGAAAACTCCTGTTGCAACTTAACGTTGTCAAAGAACTCTTTCTTTAAATCTGGTTTCTGAAAACCGCCTCTTAGGACAGTTGTCTGTGTTAAGGAACTATGTGCCTTAATACCTCTATTCTCACAACATCCATGTGTTGCTTGAACATAAACACCTATGTGTTCTGCACCAGAATGTTTTTGTATTTCGTCAGCAATCATTACATTTAGTTCTTCTTGTAATGTTCCTCGTAACGCACACCACTGTGCTATTCTAGTGTATTTGGATAATCCTAATAGTTTATCACCTGCAATAAGTCCTATATATGCTATGCCCGTAACAGGTTGATGATGATGTGAACACATACTTTTTAATTCACTTCTAACAACTAGCATACCTTCATACCCGCCTTCAATATAATTAGGGAAAGCATTAGGGTCTGGCATAGCATCGTATCTGCCTGACATAATTTCATTGACATACATCTTAGCCATACGTCTACCCGTGTCAATACTGTTAGGGTCATTATCTGTATCAATAATTAATGCCCTAAGAACATCATCAAACTTAACAGCTAGTTCGTCAATTAATAAGTCTTTTTCTTCTGGTGTAATAAATTCGGAAATGTTGTCGGCAGCAAAAAATCTTTTACCACTTTGTTTTACTCTCTCTATTATCTGCTCAGATATATTTGTATTCATTAAATTCCTCCCATGGAAAATAAACCCATTTGTTATTATTGTATAATTTTTTACCTACAATGTCAAGTAATTTAGTTTCTTTTTTAGCCAAAAGTGCACACGTGCCAAATGGATGTAAACATTCATCTTTCATAGATTGTAAAGTTAACCCTGTGTCAAGTAGGTCATCTACTACAATACAATTATATTTTTCTGTGATATTATTTAGACGAGCTACTTCTTTTTCCACGCCATTTCTTGTTTGCCATGTGACCGTTTGTAAAGGCATCTTTAATTTGTGCGAAAGTAATGTGCCAGGAATAAGTCCGCCTCTACTTACTGCTAAGATTGTTTTATAATCTGATTTTAAAATTTGAGAGCCTAAGTAGGTTACAATATTATCTATATCTTCCCAACCTAGTTTAATGTAATCATCTGTTTCTTTCATTATGTGCCCCAAGCATTACCAAATAAATCTATATGTAAACGTGGACTAAATTTGTAACCTGTTTTCATACAAGCCTCTGCTACACCTTTAGCAGTTAATGTCTGTTGTTCTAATGTTGCACCTTCTGGCATACAGTAAATAGCATCTAAATCTACGCCGGCTTTTTTGTAAGCATCCACAAACATATCTACTTCCTTAAAGTCTTCTATATCCCTAACAACAAATTTAGAATATAAAAAACTATTATCTATATCATTCATACTTTCTAATACTGCTGGCTTTAAGGCATCCTCATTCTTTTCGCCTGATAAACTAAGTTTAGGTGAAACACTCCAAGTTATATGAATGTTTGGATTTTGTAAATTAAAATAACTAACTAAATTGCCTTTAATTTCTTGTGTTCCATTAGTTTCAAAGGTTACATTTCTTAATCCTTTTCTATATAATAAATCAAGTAGGTCGGGCCAAACTCTTTGCCAACCTAATAACGGTTCACCGCCTGTAATAACAAGATGTATATCTTCAGCCTCATCAAATCTACCATTGGGTAATAAACTTATTATATGTTCTGCAACTTCATCTACAGTTCTAGTTAATTGTAAATGCTTATATTTCATTGACCACGATGCAGAACTATCACAACCTATATGTGTTACAGGTAGTTCTTCAATACTTGTATATGCTTCTGGATGATTTTTATCTGCTTTGGGGTCTGTAAAGTATGGCATTTGGTCTGTCGCAATAAAATTATTACGTGGTTGTCCGAAACCAGCACATTCAAAATTACAACCAAATGTTCTTAGGAATATACTAGGAACGCCGACAAATCGACCTTCGCCCTGTATGCTATAGAAAGCTTCACTATATCTTAATTTCATAATGTAATATTATATAGACAAAATATGTCTGTTGTCAAGTTTTTATTCAACCATTTCTTTAAACTTAGGAAGTTCCTCTTTTGCTCTTTTAAGAGCTTCCTTATCGTCAAAGTATTTAGGTCTCCTTTTGGGTGTTGTATTTTGTTTTTGTTGTTCTTGATGAAAACGTTGTGCTTCGTCTACTTGGCTTCTCATCCAATCTAAATATTCTTGATTAGTATCGCTGACGCCATCTCCTTGTAACATGGATTCAATATCCTGTGATTGGATATACTTATATTTTGTTTCCATTTGTTTCTTTTCTTTTTGTATTCTACGTAGGAATGCGTAGTATGTGATTTGTGTAAAGTATGCAAACGGATTTTTAGATTTTTCAGGATTGAAATTGTCTATATATGTAATACAGTTTTCAATACCATCTAGAATCATTTCATCTCTAAATGTATAGTTTACAAAATTAGATTTGTATGCTAAATGGTTTGCTATCTTAACAAAACATTCTCCTAAATAATTTGAAACTTTAGGTTTCTCCTTACCTTCTTTCTCCGCTTTTAATATCGAAGCTTTATATTCTGATATCTTTTCGTAAAACTCTTTATTGTTTACGTAATGCGGTTTTGCTTTCTTGTCTTTCACTTTGGTCTCCTTCATTTTAAAAAACTATTGACAAATTATATTTTTACCTTTATACTTCGCTCTGTAGCGATTAAAGATAATAACCTTTAATTAACTTTCCCTTTTATTATTGCTTCTGCATACTCTTCCAAGTCTTGTTGAGAAAACTCTTCATCATCATCTAGAGGAATATCTCCTCCAAAATCTAAAGCTTTTAATGCTTTGCCATAATAGGCTTTTTGAACGCCATCCTCATAACCATCAATTAATTCTTCTCTTAACATTGTCATTGTTGTAATGTTACGAGTATTAATAGTTAATACCTTTGCCTTGGACATTGGCACCCAAGGTTTTAAATAATAAAGTTCTCTTAAAATTTCAACTCTAGTAATTATTTCTAGGGGATGAACTAAAGTTATAAAATTAAATTCTTGATAAACATCACTTGGAACCTCAGATTGAGCCAGTATAGTTTCACCTGAATTAGTTTTAATTATTACAACTTCTGTCATGTGTCTAGTTTTACCATTTTGTATTTAAAGCCTTCTTCATTATATAATTTAATACGTTCTATCATATGTGTCAAAGTATAATTTTTCTTTGACTTCCAAGATAAATCGTCGCCAATATCGAAAAGGTTACAACTAATTTTCTTGTCTCCTTTCCTTAAACCTCTACCTATACTTTGTAAATTTCTAATCCTACTTTTACTCGGACTAGCAAATATAACATTATGTAAGTTCCTTATATTTATACCCGTGGAAAATGTCCCATATGAGGCAACTATTATAGCATCCTCTTTTGTTTCTGTCAAGGCTCTTATTTGCTCACGCTGTTCTGCATCTGTTCCGCCATACACAAAATAAACTTCTCTTCCTTCAACTACTTTGTTTTTAATTTTCTCATATAAAATTTTACCATGCTTCTCAACGTATTGAAATAAAACAAGAGTATTTCCTTTTTGTGTAATACTTAAATTTGTTAGTATCGTATTTCTTTTTTCATTACTTACTAGGTAATCCATTTCTTCTTGGTAATTTAATTTAACTACTTTCTTTTTCTCCTCATCGGGATAGTTAATTAAAAGACAGGTTACTTTTAAATGTGCTAAGTCTCCTGCATCCATTAATTTTTTAGTAGTTGTTACTTTATACACAGGCCCAAAACAACCTTCTAAAACTAACCTATGAGTTTTTGTTCCGTCTAATGTTCCTGTTGTTCCAAATCTATAAGGGGCTGTATTACATTTATTCATTATAGATGTTAAAGACTTTGCTTTAAATAAATGGGCTTCGTCTCCGTATATTACATCAAACTTTTCAAACCAGGATTTAGGAAACTTATATATTGACTGCCATGTAGATATAGTAATAGGAAATTCATTTGATTTTTCCTTGCCACCATATATTCTATGACAATGTTCTGTTGCCTGCCAATCTACTTCACTGGCATAATCCTGAAAGTCTCCAAACATTTGTTCTACTAAAGAGGTTGTAGGAACAACTATCAATTGTTTCTTGTTTTTATTTTGATAGTAACGCATTAGTGTATAAATTATAAGGGACTTCCCGGACGCCGTAGGGCTTAGTAATAGGGTTCTAGATTGTTCTATACCCTGTTTAACTGCATCTAATTGATAATCACGTATTTCAATCTTCTGTCCTTTACTATGTAGGTTTAACTCGTCTGCAAACTTTTTGACAAACTGAGCCGAAACTAAATCCCCATGTTGGGGTAAGTCTATTTTTAATTTATATTCTAGTTGTTGACAAAATTCTTTTAAGTATTCTAATAACCCATAAGGTAATTCTTTGGCATACATATTGAAAAGTCTCGCTTTACCATCCCACATCCTACTACGATATGCTGGCATAAACTTTGCACCAGGAACATCAAATGTAAAGAAGTCGCTAATTTCCTGTAACACAGATATATCATCTGTATCAACTTTAATATTAACAGCGTCCTTTTCAGTTACTTTAATCATTACATAAGACCATTAGTAAACTTAGTCCACTCAATCATATTTTTAATATCCCATGTTCTACTATTCAATGACCTTAATACTCTTTCTAAAAAGTCTGCCATTGTTTTAAGATATTCTACCTTATTTGTTTGTTCAATTACATCATCATCTGCATCTAACATATCTGATAGGTCCTGTTTAAGAGGTTTAACTCCTAAATATTGGTCCCAACTTAAGGCATCAAGTTCCTCTTTGGATAACTCGCCTCTAAAGTATTGTGCCTTTATGTTTCTTAACTTGTATAGTGCAGCCTCAGACTTACGTAATTGTAATCTTACGTTAGACATATGGCTAAGATACTTGGAATGTAACTCGGGTGTTTTGCTGGCGTCTTTGCCTAGTTGTAGTTCGTCAATTTTACAATCGACACTCCATTCATCTTGGAGTTCTTTTAATGTTATCATAATATATACTCTAATTTATAATTTACTTTCAAAGTCCTCAACGGCCTGTTTAATACTATCCTCCGCTAATACTGAACAATGAATTTTAATAGCGGGTAATTCTAAAATATCTGCTATGTCTTTGTTTTTAATTTCTTTGGCTTCTTCTAATGTTTTACCTATTAGTAAGTTTACTAATTCACTTGAGGATGCAATAGCAGAGCCACAACCATATGTTTTAAATTTTACATCTTCTATTACATGGGTGTTACCTTGCGGTTTACATTTAATTTGTAATTTCATCACATCACCACAGGCAGGTGCTCCGACCATACCGGTTCCTATGTTTGCATCATTAGGGTCAAACCTACCAACACTAAATTTTTCTGGGTTTGCTAATGTGTCCTCAAAACGTTGAACAACTTTTTTGCTATACGCCATTTGTTTGTTTCCTTAATATTTCTGCTTCGTAAACTCTTTTACGTAAACTTGTTGAACTAAAACTATGGTCTCTACAGTTATAGATAATATCTATATTTCTTTGAATACATAGTTCTTTACCTGTAAAGTTCTTTTCTTTATACTCGTCTCCGAGTATTCTACAATTTATAGGTAAGGTTAATAATAGGTCTTCTAAGTCTCTTTCTGTAGAATACATTACTATCTCATCTACATACTTTACAGCTGCCAATTGTATTTGTCTTTCAACAATACTTTGAACAGGTCCGTTTTTCTCAGGTCTATCTTGTGTAGGGTCAACTTGTAATCCTACTATTAAATAATCACATTGTCTTTTTGCTTCTTCAAGCATTGTAATATGGCCGGCATGTAGCAAATCGAATGTGCTACAAGTAAAACCGATACGACCCTTGTCTTTGTAATCTAATCTCATGTTGTAATTATATGATATAAATGGTCAGATGTCAAGCATTATTTTACTGTTTCTAGTGTAAATAAGCGATAACGAAATGCAGCTATACCCACAAAATATGGCTGGTCACCTGCACTAATATCAAAATCCAAACCACTTAGTGATATTGGAAAGGCATCTACAAAATGTATTTTCTGTGATGGATTATTATTTGAATCTAAAATATATAAATCAGCATCACTAAATTGTGCTAACTCTTTTTGTCCTTGATTAGGAAATCTATATTGTTGGCCTTTAATAAAATTTGAAAATTGTTTATGGTCTTGTGGAGAGCCTAATCCTATTAACCAATTATATAATTCTTTATAGTTTGCCATATCCTCTTGCACTAGGAATCTTATAATTAATTCTCCGAACTGTAGTTTATCTCCTGGATAAGGTATATCTGTTAATGGAGTATTCTGCATAGGTGAACCTATTGACATCTGAGGTAAGTTAGCTGCCTGACAAAAGAATGATACGTTAGGTATATTAGTAATCTGAAATTTAAATCCTGTGGGTCTTAGGTAATCTAACTCGACCGGAGATTGCCCAGGACTTGCTCCTACTAAGGAGTCATCTATACTTGCCGTTGTTATTGGGTCATATGCCATATTTTTTCCTATGTTAAAATATCGCAAATTAAATGTATGCGACTTTCTTTTCCTTGGTTAACTACTCCGTGTGGTTTTTGATTGTTTATCTCAACGCACATACCCTCTTCAAAGTAATTCCATTCATTGTTAATAATAAATGATACACTGCTGTTAGTTTTAATAACATAATGAACTCTATGTATTCTTGCTAACTGTTCCTGGTCAATATGTATTTTAATCTCTGCACCAGCATTCATTTTAGATAGTAACAATTTTGTTATTTTAGCCCTGGGACCATAGTCATGTTTTATTTGATTGCCTATATCCCAAACACTTTTATCTAAATCTGTAATTGGTTCTTTAAGAACTTTACATTCATTGTATTCATAATCATACCAATCTGAAAATACATAAAAGATATTTTGTGCCTGTCTTTGTGTTCCCCAATTGTCTTGAGTAGTTGTATTAGCTACCCATTCCTCAGGGGTTATACTTTGACATTGCTCTTTTAACAGTTCATTATCAAATTGAATATTATGTAACACTTTATAGTGGTCTCTTATATCCATACTACTATTTATAAGAGTTTCTAGACAAAAAAAGAGCGCTAAAAA